CTTCCATTAGAGAGTTTGTCAAAACATTAAAGTTATCACAAGATAATAAATTCACCCTAGATTGAAGAAATAGATTGGCAGTTGGCCCTATTGGACATGGACTTTCATCCATACTTCAAGAAGCTAACCAATTGAGTATTAGACAAAGAGAGGATCTTCGGATATTATCTGATGATTCTTTCGAGTTTAATACTTTCTTGAGCTCGTCTATTAGATATAAAGACATAGGTCTTACTGACTTTAACAAGAAATACAAGGTAACACCCGGTGTGAACCGGAGGTTAACAAGTTTTCCTGATAAAGAAGGTAAAACCCGTACAGTGGCAATCTTTGACTATTGATCACAAATTGTGCTTCGATCTTACCATCTCATTGTTAATGAGATTTTAAGAAAGATACCACAAGATATGACCTTTAATCAAGGATTAGCATTGGACGTACTTCGAATTGATGGAAGAACGTGATTCTCTTCTTTTGATATCAAAGGTGCCACAGATAGTATACCCATGAAACTCACAAGTATGCTATTTGAGGAAATCTTTGGTAAAGAAAAGAGAGAAGCATGAGAAAGAATCATGATTGGAGACTCGTTTAAGACCAAAGACTGTCGATCGGTGCGATACCGTACCGGCCAGCCGATGGGAGCTTATTCGAGTTGACCAATGATGGCTCTAACTCACCACCTCCTTGTATTCATTGCTTCAAAGGGAGTGATCCCTATGAAGTATTGCTTACTTGGAGATGACATTGTTCTATCAGGACGAAGGCTATGTGATTCATATCGGAAATTATTGCATAATCTTCATATCCCAATCCAATATAGTAAAAGTCATGAAGGACGAGTCCTTTATGAATTTGCTAAGAGGGTTAAGTATAAAGATTGTGAAATAACTCCCTTCCCTTTAGGGACCCTTATAGAATCAGCAAATTCGTATGCACTAATTACTAGTGCATTCGAACAAGCTGAGGCTAGAGGGTGGAATTTTATTACCTTACCTCACAAATCATGAGTTAAACTTTTCAAGTCACTAGGAAAAGGAGAGAGACTATCCTGAAAGTTAGGGCATTTAGCCTGAGCTTTTAAGAATAGGATCAAACCTTTCTCTAATGATTGAATCCAGTCACAAGAGTACACCCTCTCGGGTATATTCAACCTGAATGGACTAACTCTTCCTTGTAATTACAGAGATGATAATTGTAAGGCCCTGAGAGATCTGTATCTACAGACCACCCA